GCCAGATTCAGTTATGAGTAAATCAATATATTCACAATCCGTCGACACTGAACTCGAGAATCAGCTTGACTATTCTGTTTTTACGCAGAAAGCCCGGCCAGATCCTGACCATCCCGGTACCTTTCATTGGGTCCCGGATAATGGTATGAGTTTAGTGGGAAGCCCTGGTTTCCACAAATCCTTTCGTATCTATGAAAGGGGTGGAAATCGGAATTCGGTTAGATATCATGACCATGATCGCCAAATAGCGAGTTTCTCGCTTATTGGGTCTGATTACATGAGATTCTTTACTGCGTCACCCATCATGTTTGATGGTAATGTCGCAGCACCGTATACTGCCTATGAGATCGACCGTCTTATAAAGGACGAGTTGAAACAAAATAGTGCAGTACCTCTCCCGCCACACACTATCGCTGATTGCGAAAAGGTGTTTCGGGGCGAAGTAATTGATTTGCCAACGACGTTGAAAATCGATAGAGATCCGTTTGAAACGGATTTTTCTATATGGTTTCCGATCGTCGATCTCATCCAGTTACTTGTTCCGTTTTATAGAGTGAATACTATAGCGAAGCAAGTACGTCATTCCTCGGTTTTTGCAGGTCTTCTAGCTGAGAAGCCAGAATTTACTGCTCGTGATTTTCATAATCACCACCTTGGTGTGAAGTTCGGTATCCTACCGACTATAGCGGATATAAAGGCAACGATCTCTATGATCGTTAACATTCGTACCCGTTATGATGAGTATAAAGAGAAATATGCTAATCATATCAACCGTTTCCACAATAATAATGTGGCTTGGAAGATATTGTCGAAGGAGGTGCACGGTACAGTTCATCTGTATCGTGTTCCCGTCGACGCACAGTACCGAGCGGTATTGCGGACTAACTTATCTCGCTGGCATGGCGAAGCGTTTTATACGATCGTCATCCCTGAACTAGGGTCGTTTATCAGTCGCTTGAAGCAGCTGGTAGACTCTTTTGGAGTCCTTGACCCCGCAGCTCTTTGGGATGTAATTCCGTTCAGCTTCGTGCTGGATTGGTTTTTCACTACTAATGAGGTTATGCGGTCACTCAAGCCCCGACTCTTCCGTGTGCAGTATAAGCTGTGGGATTACCTTGAATCGGTAAACCTGCAGTCTGAATTGCACACTTACATCAGTGGTGCGTACGTCGATTCTCCCCATTCCATAGGGAATGCAGAGTCTCGCGTTGGCACTACGGTGTTTAGGAGCTACGCGCGCAGGAGGTTTAAACCCCCTGCGCTGTTTAGTGAGGCACCGCCGAATACGCCTGATCCAAATTCTCCCGAAGAAATTGAAAACTTCTTCAAGGATATGGACAAGAAGATCGCTCGAGGGGTTAAACCCCCTTGGCGTTCCTTTTGTGTTTTTAATAGAGTGGCAACAGCCGCTTCATTAATTGCACAACGTCTTCCGCGGTGATAATAACCTAGTAATAGGTTCAACATCAATTAGACAGAAGGAGATCAGACTATGTTAGCTGACCCATTCGTTCTAAAAAGCCTGAGCATCGTGGCTAATACCGCGATCACCGTGGGACAAACCGATAGTTTTGTTACTATCGACCCTGGTGCAGGCAGATCTGTGCGTGCGTGCAAGAGTTATTCTAATAACGCCTTGGGCGCGGCTGTGCTTACCATTGCTCACTCAGTGAGTAATGAAAATAAGCCAGCTGTTACAGATCGACATCTCATGCGCCTTGACTTTGCCGTTAATGACAAAGAAGGTCGTGCGATGAATGCGTTCGCGTTTGCACTTTTCGGAGTCCCTCGCGGGATCTGGGATAATGCAAACGATGAGGCTGCGGACGCAAGTTCGCAAGCCTATGCTATGGCATGTGCTCTCATCGGAGCTTTGGCGGTTAATCCCGCTTCTGCTGCGCTGAGTTCCACTCGGCTCGGGGCATTTCTTGCCGGCGAACCTTAGCCATCGAACGCTAGTGATGTTGTGGGTTAGTGCATAGTCTGGACTAGGAGATCTTCCCTATGGGTGATCCTAATAGCCTAGCGACTTACGTCGCTCTGACTGTGCATCTATTCCATGATATAACTCAATGTTATCCTGAATCGTTAGAGCCTGAACGAGATCTCAAGAAATTAAGATCTCGGGTTAGGTCGGAGGGAGTGAGTTTTCTTACGAAAACCCTCCCCTCGCTAGGCAAGGCCATTGACATGGCTTTACATAGTGACGCTCCCTTACGCGTATCTGGTTTCAAATTGATTCCAGGTACGTCAATTCCCCGATTTCTCGGGTGGTTGATAAGGTACGTCTTTAACGACGATGGATATGTCAAGCATGAGCCTGACATAACCGCATTGACTCAACTGAGGGAGTTCTTGTACTTCACGTACAAGCTCAAACTACCATATGATGAAACTGCCCAAAAAGGCGCAGTTGACTCATTCGTCCGCACCCAAGAGGAACTCTCGAATTTCGAGATCCCCTCTTCGGCTGTTGATATCGCGAATCACGCGGCGGCCTTCTTATGCCGCCTTTTCGTTGGGTTTGATGTTAGGGATATTATCCCCCGACACGGCCCAGGTGCTGTTGCAACTGGAGAGGAGGTGGGAGAGAAATCAAATTTCTCTCGTATCTACCGATCCATTGAACGATGTTTTCCTTACACGGAATACTTCGTACTTGGACTTAACCAAGTCAGCGACCAATTCGACGATATTCAAGGACTTGAGATACTGGATACCGGAACAGCGCAAGTTGTTCTTGTACCCAAGGATTCTCGAGGTCCCCGACTCATATCGAAAGAGCCACTTGAAAAACAGTGGATTCAACAAGGGATCCAGAGAAAATTATATTCCTGGATTGAAGAGCACCCATTAACATCTGGTTTCGTTAATTTTTCGAAACAGAGTATTAATCGGCGTCTGGCCTTGGAGTCTTCCCGTACCCAAAGGTACGTGACTCTCGATATGAAGGATGCGAGTGATAGGGTTACCTACCGTCTAGTCGAAAGACTATTCGGTGGGACGGGGCTCTGGGATGCTCTTGTAGCATCTCGGAGTACCCGTACTCTATTACCTGATGGAAGAGAAATAGAGCTATCTACGTTCGCTCCAATGGGTTCAGCGGTATGCTTTCCCATCGAAGCGTTAACGTTCTATGCTCTTGCTCTCTCAGTTCTGCATGTATGTAAGCGCAAGTATAGCGGCAGCTCGCGAGAGCTCAACCGTAAGCCTGATGTTTACATATATGGGGATGACATCATATTAAGACGCGAAGATTATGCGTTCTTAATGCAGTGGTTTCCTGAATTTGGATTAAAATTCAATGAAGGGAAATGCTGCGTGTCGGGATTCTTTCGGGAATCCTGTGGGTGCGATGCCTATAAAGGCATCGACGTCACACCTATCCGGTTACGGAACACATGGTCTCATACCGGAAAAAGAGACCCTAGTGAGCTCGTTTCTTACGTGGAGTTATCAAACTCCCTATGGGAAGCGGGCTATTGGCAAGTGTCTACCGCCATACAGAGTATGGTCGAACGCCGTTACGGCGTTCTTCCATATGTAAAGGAGAAAACTAAGTACCTCGACCGTCATGGCCGATGGAAAATTAGCTCTCCGTCTGTAATAGGTTGGTACCGCTCGCACGTGAACCATCACGCATTAAATCGAAAGTCGGTGTTACGTCGGCGATTAAGCCAACGTTTTCAACGAATCGAATATAAAACGTGGGTCGTCAAACCAAAGTACAAAAAGTACCAGGTTGACGGCTGGAAAGAGTGCCTCCGTGTTTTAAACACTGGAAGTACAGGTTCCGCCACTGGAGTCTACGCGCTGCCTCATCGCGTTTGTTTACGAAGAGGCTGGGCAGCAGACTAATCACCTGCTGTGAGACCGCGATCGTGTCTTAAACAACACATCGCAGCCCCGCTACAGAGAATAGCGTCAGATAGTAGGATTGTTTAACAATAATGCATAATAGTATAAACTATGACACATCAAGATAGAACAACCCGTATTCATACGGTCGCCCGGTATCTTGGGAGTAAGAAGCGGTTTTCCAACAAGGAATTGTTGGTAGCCATTCTTGCCCTAGAAGATATCCGGGAAAACTCCTCAGGCACAAGCCTGAGGGTCGCTCAGAACGTCATTCAAGACGAGAGGGAGACGTTGTTGAAACGCACTCTTGCTCGTTTTGGGAAAACCTGCATGTCAGTCGCTTCCTTAAGCGCCTGCATATTGGCTCCTACAGCTTGTACACTGTACAAGACTGCCGACGGCTCTGATATCTCAACGGTGGATTGGGACCATGAAGGTTCCGATTTAACGGGAGGTATCGTTCGCCCTCGTGGTTCTGACGAGGATTGGCGTCCCGGTCAGGGACGCTAATTGGTTTCCTATTTAGGAGACCGTCTG